GATTAGCTACGTTGTTGCGGCGGACAGTTTCAGCCCAAACCAGCGGCTCAAGCCAATCCAGACTGTCCACCACCAGCGTCTCGAAGTCGTGCTTCTCGGCGTAAAGCGCCGCCATCGCATCCATGACATCCTGAAAGCCTTCAGCCTTCGGGAAGGCATCAATTGGCTGACCGGTGGGATGCCCATCTTCAATGTTGATGAGGACAGGGCGCGGCGCACTGCCAGCGAAGCTGTTCTTGCCGATGCCATGCGGTCCGTAGATCACAATCCGCGGGGGCTTCGGCACTGACAGGCGGTTGAGCGAAGAAAGGGAGATAGCCATCACGCTGCCTCCTTCTGGGCGAGCGCGACTTCGAACTTCTTCTTGCCAGGCTTTACCGTGCGAGCAGGCGTGAACAGATCGCGGATGGCAGGAGGCCAAGCCTTGTAGCTGGTTTCCGAAACCGACAGTTTGGTGTCGACATAGTCGGCTGGGTTTTCACCCCAGCCACGTATCGTCTCGATCGCTGCGGCAAGCTTGGCTTGATCCCAAGCGACGTTCTTGGGGACCTCGATGCGGATTTCATAATCGCCATCGATGCGACGATGCGTGCCGGTTGTGTTGAGGCCAGCAGCATAGCGCCGGGAGAATACCCCATGAAGGATGGCAACAATCTGGGATGCTTGGGCCAGATGCGATTGGGCCTGCGTTTGCAAATTCGCGAGGAGGCTAATCGGCAGCGCATCAAGCCTCGCTGGCGGTTCGTGGAGGAGTTCCTCAAGTGTCATTGCATGGGTCCTTCAGTGAGTGGTTCGGCTTTGCGTCGGTGTGTGGTCGGGGCAGTGGTTGACGCGGCGATCGAAGATCCGTGGGCGCCTCGCGGTTGGCCCCCACTGCCCAAGCTGGGTCAGGAACAGGCGGAGCCCCGCATCAGGCCGCTTTCGCCAGTTCGTTAAGGAGGAGCTGCCCACGCGCGCCGCGGGGGCGCGGCCGGGCAATCACGAGGTAGCTGAATTGCTCAGGCGCGATGCGGCGCTGAACCAGGTGGGCAAACCCGCGCTCGGATGCCCAGCGCGCTCGGCCGGCGAGCCTCTCAAGCACAGAGCGCTCAGGCTCCCGCAGCCGCTGTCCCGGGCCTTTCCAGGCATCTTTGGCAAGAAAGCCGCGATAATATTCGAGCGTGTCGCCAGGCATGGCATCGCCCAGCCACATGCACAGGTCGAACTCGGTCATAGCGACCTTGCCCGCCTTTGCCTTTGCGGTGCTGCGAGACTGGGGACTGATGAAAGAAATGGTGTTCATGTTCACCTCTACTGGGGGACAGGGGAAAGTGTCTCAGGCGCTCGCCAGACCGCTGGCGGCGAACAGCGCGCGCAGTTCGGCAATGCGGCGGTAGAGGCTGCTGCGGCTGCCCAGCCCCATGCGGACAAGTTCCGTGACAGGATGTTCGGCCAGCCAGCCGCACAGGGCGGTTTCGGCATCTGTGAGGCGGGTGCCGCAGCGCGCCACATCAAGCCGCTGCTCAATCGCGCGGCGGGCATCTCCAGGCAGTGCAAATATTGCGCCGAGGCTTTGGTCTTCGGCAATCTGATCCCGCTTGATCGGACAACCTTCATCCTGATCAAGCGAGCATGGCATGACACGCCGCTCGCGATGGATCTGCTTGGCAATGCAACTGGCCTGGTTGGCAACAATGCGACCGGCAAAAGCGCCAAGTGTGCCGCGATCCGGATCGAAGCGGTGAAGCCGGGAAAGCAGATCGGCCAGCAGATCCTGGCAGATATCGGCTTCAGCCTCGCGGCATAGGTTCAGGCTTCGGGCCAAACGGCGGGCGGCACTTTTGGCTTCACGTTGAAGCGTAGCAAGCGTGTGAGGTGTCATGATTTCGTCCTGTTTCGTCATCCTGAAACTGGACTAAGGAAAGATATGGTTGGCGGTCGTCACAGAAGTGGTTGGCGGACTCACCAACCTAAGCCCCTCGCTGGTGCGTGGTTTTGCGGGCGCTGTGAGGTGTGCACCAACCTTCACCAACCGTCCGCCAACCTAATCCCGTCCGATCTCCAACCAGAAGACATTCCCGCTGCAGCGAATCGGGCAAAGCGCAGACACGAAAAAACCCGCGCAAGGCGGGCTCGTTTGCGGATCAGTTAGTGGTCGGCCGCTGGTCAGCGCGACATGGCAATGACCAGACTTGGCTCCATAAAGTACCAGCCAAGCCTTCCTTTTGCCTTCAGGATCACCTTCGTCCAGTCGCGCCGGCTTGAGTAGAGATGGGCAATCTTGTCCGAGCCAGAATGGGCGGCGTCGAGTATCTTGCGGAAGTGCTGTTCGGGATCACCGCTCTTGGCCGCTTCGAACAAGAACAGCATGCCGCGGGCCTGCATTTCGGTGAAATTCCAGATCCGGCCCGCATAGGAAAAGCGCCGAAAGTCGGGTTTCTCCGGCTCTGCCTGGCTAAGGGTTCCCAGCACTGCCTGCTCAAATTCAAGGCGGACATCCTCGCGCACCACGAGATTGGCGCGCTTGATCGAACGGGCCTCCGCGGGGTTTAGCAGGCTGGCATAGTCGCCACTCGGCAAGGAGAACTCGCTGGCCTTAACTTCCCCCTCCAGAAACAGGCGATAGATATCGTAGCGCAGCAAGTCTGCCACGCCGTCGAATGTGCCTTGGTGATAGGGTATCGGCATCTGGCCCCAGTCCTCAGCCTCGTAAGAGCCAAGTTCCATGGGCTGGGCGTAAATGCGGACGGACAGGGGCAGCTTACCGTTCTCAACCACATAACGCAGGTCTGACTCAGAGAGATTCCAGCGGGCAATGAGTTCGTCGAGCTCGTGATAATCCTTCTTGATCCGCCCCATTGCCGATTCCCTTTGTTCCGGTAATGTTCTCATATCAGCTTGACAGGAGGGCGGCAATCCTGTTCTATCCACACAACCCAAATTTCTGAGGATAGTTATGTCGACAACTCTGCAGGAGCGCCTCCGCGCACGCATTCGCCAGCTAGGCATGAACGTCGCAGACGTTGCCTCACTGGCCGGTGTGAACCGGTCGTTCTTGTACGACATCATCCGCGGTCGCTCGCAGACGCCCAATCTGGAGCGGCTCAAGAGCGTGGCCGCTGTTGTGAAGGTCGACGTCGAGTGGCTGCTTCACGGACAGGGAGATGTTCAGGGCGAAACCCCGTTAGATGAAGGCGCGCAGTCTGACTTCATTGGGATTGCCTACGTCAATGCCCGCCCTTCAATGGGCGGCGGCTCCATTCTTGAGGAAGAGGCAAAGCCCGGGCGTGATTTCCACTTCCGCAGAGCGTGGATCAAGGATCGCTTGAAGGCCGCCCCATCGATGCTGCGTGTCATGCAGGTGGAAGGGGACAGCATGAGACCAACGCTCGAAGATGGCGACACGGTACTGGTCGACATGTCCCAGAAAATCCCTCAGCCGCCCGGAATCTTTGTTCTCCACGACGGCCTCGGACTGGTAGCCAAGCGCTTGGAGCACGTGCCAATGAGCGATCCGCCGCGCGTTCAGATCATTTCCGACAACACTCGGTATCCGCCCTACGACTGCCTGGCCGACGAGGTGAATATCATCGGACGCATACGCTGGTACGGGCGGGAGATGTTTTGACGTGGGCCGTCTGGGACGGTTTCGATGTTACGCCAGTAGGAGAGTTCAGACCCCTTTATGGACTGACTCCCATGGCCAAAACCCCCCAGAATTGTAACCTAGACGCCACAGCCTCAGGCACCCGGCCTCTTGGCCGGGGAGCCCCGCGGTACCCCAATCCGCTCCCGCCGGACAGTATGACGCCAACTCAGCGGCGCGAGGAATTGTGCGCTCTTCTCGCTTTGGGGCTGGCACGCCTGCACAGGCGAAATTTCCCCGAACTATACGACGAAATAGAAGGTTTTCCGCTACACTTCGCCTCCGAACAGAGCGGTAGTGCGGCTCCAACTCACTGGAGAAACGCACAATGAAACATGACCCCGTTCTGGCCCGGCTGGCTGCCATCAAGGCGGCTACCATCGGCGAGCTCAAGAAGCAGTGGCGAGACCTTTTTGGCAGTGAGCCACCGCCCTTCAACAGGCGATATTTGGAAAGCCGGCTGGCCTACCGCGTCCAGGAACTCGCTTATGGCGGCTTGAAGCCTGATACGGTGAAGCGGCTGGAAGACCTGGGCGAGCAGCTGGATGGCGGGAATATCGGCCTTCGCAGCGTTCGCGCTGACCTGAAACCTATCGCAGGCACCCGGCTGATCCGCGAATGGCAAGGCGTTGAGCACACCGTCACGGTGACCCTGAACGGTTTTGAGTGGCAAGGGCGCCCCTACCAATCGCTGTCTGCCATCGCTCGGGCCATAACCGGTTCGCGCTGGAACGGCTGGGTCTTCTTTGGCCTGAAGAACAAGCGGAGGGCGGCATGAGCAACGAGATCGTCCGTAAGCTTCGTTGCGCCATCTATACCCGCAAATCGTCCGAGGAAGGTCTTGAGCAGGAGTTCAACTCGCTTGATGCCCAACGGGAGGCTTGCGAAGCCTATATTGCGAGCCAACGCTCGGAAGGGTGGATACCGGTCCGCGATCAGTATGATGATGGTGGCATCTCCGGCGGCACGCTTGATCGCCCAGCAATCCAGCGCCTGTTGTCCGACATCGAAGATGGGCTGGTCGATGTAGTGGTCGTCTACAAGATCGACCGCTTGTCCCGCTCGCTGATGGATTTCGCCAAGCTGGTCGAGGTGTTCGAGCGCAACAACGTCACCTTCGTCTCCGTCACCCAGTCGTTCAACACAACCACTAGCATGGGTCGGCTGACGCTGAATGTGCTTCTGTCCTTCGCTCAATTTGAGCGCGAGGTGACGGCAGAGCGGATCCGCGACAAGTTCCGGGCTAGCCGCGCAAAGGGCATGTACATGGGCGGTGTGCCGCCGCTGGGTTATGACGTGAAGGCTCGCAAGCTTGTCATCAACAAGTCTGGCGCGGCCAAAATCCAATACATCTTCGAGCGGTTCCGCGAGATTGGTTCGGGCACGCACTTGCTGCGGGAGCTCGCCGAGCGAGGGATCACGACCCGTAACGGCAAGCGCATCACCAAGGGTTTCCTATATCGCGTGCTGAACAACCGGATCTACATTGGCGACGTAGTCCACAAGGGGACCCGGTACCCCGGCGAGCACGAGGCAATCATCAGCACCGAGCTGTGGGATGCCGTTCATTCTATCCTGAAGGAAAGCCCTCGGGTTCGTGGCGGACGCACACGCGCCAACACACCTGCCATGCTGAAGGGGCTAATCTGGGGGCAAGATGGAGCGGCATTTTCTCCCACGCACACGCTGAAGAACGGGAAGCTCTACCGATACTATGTGAGCCAGACATTGCTCCGTAACGGCGCAGGAGCTTGTGAGGTTGGCAGGGTCCCAGCTGCAGAGGTTGAAGCCGCCGTTGTCGAGCAACTGCGGGCAGCATTCCGCCAACCTGAAATCATCATTGGCGCGTGGAAGAAAGCTACGCGCAGCACACCGGCTTTGACCGAAGCACAAGCGCGACAGGCTCTGAGAGATCTGGACCCCATGTGGGATGAGCTGTTTCCGGCGGAGCAGGCCCGGATTGTTCAGCTCATCGTCGATAAAGTAATCGTCGGCAGCGAAGGACTTGATGTCCGGCTTCGCACCGAAGGCATTGGCGCCCTAGCCCGAGAGTTGTGTACACCTGCAATGGAGGAAGCGGCATGAAAACGCCCCAGGAGCCGAAAATTGTCTCCGTCTTCGTACCTTTCAAGCTCACCAAGCGTGGCGGACGCAAGGAAATGATCCTCCCCCCCGCAAACGAGCTGAGCAGGCCGCGGCATGACAACACCGTGCTCAAGGCTTTGGCCCGGGCATTCCGCTGGAAGCGGATGCTTGAACGGGGCTCATATGCCTCAATCACCGAGCTCGCAGAGCAGGAGAAGATCGGGATGAGCTACCTCACACGCGTGATGCGTATGACATTGCTTGCCCCGGACATCATCGATGCGATCCTTGAAGGGCGCCAAGGAGACGGGATTGATCTGACCGTTCTAGCGGCCCCATTCCCGACGGAATGGGGGGCTCAGCGGCGGCATTTTGGTCTGGGCCCCAGTATCACAAAAAACTGTAATTTCAGACAATCAGTTATTGCCGGTGGGAGAGAGCCTGCGGACGAACTCTCTTTCGCCCACGATTGCCCCTTGGCTGTGGAATGGTCGCCGCCATGAACATCCCGGGCAAGCTCACCTGTCCGCCGTTTGCCGTGACCAGCCTTATCTGTGCCGGACGATGGGACGAGGTGCAGGAGGCGTGCGAGGTCGGTGTCATCTCGCCCCCTCCTGTTTGCTCGCTGGCGAAAATTGACCGATGCGCGGGCTTGAGCAGATGCGGTTGAGGATCGAATCCTGCGCCGCGTTGATCAAGCTGCGTAAAGGTCGTGATTACGTCGCCGCACTGGAGCCCCGCCCGCAGCGGCATTTTGCAACGAAGTCCGCCGACGCGGCAAACGACGCAGCGATATTCGCGCCGCTATTGGAACTGAACGCAGCCTGACCCGCAAGATGGATGGCGCTAGGGGCAGTGCGGCCGAGTGGCGGCACTGGCTCTCGCAATTGCGATCAGCAGAGTAACGATGTAATGTGCGGAATCTCTTATGTGCATCCGCGAATTCTTGACATCGGCCGCTCGCTTAAGCACTAAGCACATAGGAACAACAGGAGAACGGCTGTGACCAACGCATGGTCGAATTTTCCCGTGCATACCCGTGACGCACGGATCGGGGGAAATCCATCCAAGGTTGATCGAGGACGGACAGTGGATGGGATGCGAGCATGAGCCAGGCAGCTGAGGTGCCGAAACTGAGGTCGATAGAGCTTTTCGCAGGTTGTGGCGGGCTGGCGCTCGGCTTGCACCGCGCTGGATGGAACGGTCTGTTCGCGGTCGAGCGCGACCCGATGGCGTTCGAGACGCTTGAGGCTAACCTGGTGGACATCAAGGCGCCGTTCCGCGCGTTCACCCAATGGCCGAACTGGATGCCCCGCCAAAGCACCGACCTGGTCGCGCTTCTTGGCGATAACGACTTCTGCAACCACCTGCGAGGCCTGCGCGGCACAATCGACCTGATCGCAGGCGGGCCGCCCTGCCAAGGCTTCTCGGTCGGTGGCAAGCGCGACGGCGAGGACGAGCGCAACAGCCTAGTCTACCGCATGCTGGATTTCGTCGAGCTAGTGCAGCCGCGCGCGGTGCTGATCGAGAACGTCGAGGGGATATCGCGCCGATTCATGGCGAAGCCGGGGACGGCCGGCACCTCGGTCGCCGAGGACGTGATCGCGAAGCTCGAAGATCTCGGCTACATTGCCAGCTACCATCTCATTAACTCAGCCGACTTCGGCGTGCCGCAGGCCCGCAAGCGCGTCGCGATCATCGGCGTTCTCGCTGCCGGCATGACGCGCCAAGCGCTGCACGACTTGACCGTGCTGGCGATTGAGCGCGGCGCCAAGGCCGTTCGCGTAGAACATGGCCTGCCCGAGGAAGGCTTCATCAGCGTGAAGGACGCGATCGACGACCTGGCGGGGTCTCGCCTGGTGCCGAGCCCGGACAGCCCGCGCTTCACGTCGGGCACATACACCGCGCCGAAGAGCGCCTATGCCAAGCTGATGCGCGAGGGCGTGCGCGACGGCGCGATTCCGGACTCGCATCGCATGTCGGTTCATGGCGAGGGTGTTCGCACGTTATACGAACTCGCGCACCAGACCCAGGCGCCGGGTCGCCTCTCGAAAGAATTCCTGCTAAAAAACGGCACAAAGAAGGACAAGAAGGTGCTGCTCGATCCGGCGGCCGTGGTCGCGACGATCACCACGCACCCGGACGAGTATATCCACTACAAGCACGCCCGGAACATCACCGTCCGTGAGATGGCCCGCCTTCAGTCGTTCCCCGACCTGTTCACCTTTCACGGCCGCTACACCATCAACGGCCCGCGCCGTCGTTTCGACGTCGCGCGCTGCAGCCAGGTCGGCAATGCCGTCCCGCCTCTGATGGGCGAGGGCCTGGGCCGTGCGATTATCGAGGTGCTCGCCGCTGTTGACGTGGCCAAAACCGAGCCGAAGATTGGCGGTCGCACGAAGGTGGATGCCTAGGAACAACCGATCCGCCGCTGGTCAGCGACGGATCATGCGGGCCATCAGGTCAAAGGACACTAAGCCCGAGTTGCGCGTGCGGCGCCTGCTGCACGGGCTCGGCTATCGCTTCCGCGTCCACCTGAAGGACCTGCCCGGAAAGCCAGACATCACCTTCACCCGGCGCCGCAAGGTGATCTTCGTCCATGGCTGCTTCTGGCACGGCCACCAAGCAGAGGGCTGCCCTGATGGCAGCCGGCCGCGATCGAATACCGGTTACTGGAATCCGAAGCTGGACCGGAACGCCGAACGCGATCGCGCGAACACCGCCACGCTCGAGACGGCCGGCTGGGACGTGCTGACGGTCTGGGCGTGCGAGACGCGCGATGAGGACGCGCTAAGCGGCCGCCTGATCGCCTTCCTCGGCGCGCCCGTGACCGAGGTCGCCGAGTGCGGCGCCGAGGACTGACGCCAAGTCGCCGGTTCGGTCCGACGACACCATGACGATGTCGCTCGGGGCACCCTTTGGCTCGATGTTCGTCGGAAAAACAACGACGGCCTTGGGCCGCTGGTGTGGGCAGTCGGCCCAAATCCCGACGAAGTCGCGCAGATAGCCCATCACCTTGTAGACGCTGTCGCGGATGTAGGCAGGGTCCTCGGTCTCCTTCACCTCGATGAGCACGCGACGTTCGTTGGCACCAGCCGTGAAGCGCACCGTGATGTCGGGTCGGCGCTCGGATCCGGCGACGCCGTCGTGCGCGCCGACCAGCTGCAGGTATTCGGAGCCGCAGTCCTTGAAGATGCCGCTCGGCACCTGGTCGAAAAACACCTCGGCCTTCACGCCATCGACGCGGCGATATGTCGCGACGGCCGCGCGGCCTCGCTGGATAAGGCCATACGCCTCGGGCTCGCCGAAGCAGAGGTCCCCGTCGATCGCCTGCATCACCAGGATCAGCGCGTAGAGCTCGAACAGATCATCGCTGGACACCGGCGCCAGCCAGCCCTTCCTCAGCAGCTCGAGGATCTGCGCCCACTTCCCCCGGATCACGGCCTGGTCGAAGTCGCGTGCAAGGTGACTAAGGCGCGAGTAGCGATGGTCCCGGTGGCGGATCGCCGTCGAAAGCATGCGCGCGCTGATACGATGCTCGAGCTCGACGCCCTGCAGGTAGGTGTTCGCCAGGCCGCGCGCCGCTGCGTCCCGGATACTGGCGAAGCGCTGAGGCAGCGCGCCGGTGCCGCGCCTAGCCATCTCGTTGGCCGCGCTGACTAAGCGCGTGAGGAACAACTTCAGCAGTCGATTTTCAGGAATGTCAGCCGACTTCTCGATGTGCTGGACCAGATAGCGCCCGCGCGGAACGGCACCCGACAGGCGACCTAGGACAGTGTCCTGCCACAGCACGCGGCCCTTGAACGTGGGCTCGACGGATGGTGGCGACGATCGGGAACCATGCCCAAGATTCTTGAGTAGCACCGGAAGGTCGCAAAAGATGAACTGCTCGACCTCCGGCTGTGTCAGCCAATAGGCCGACGCCAGGAGCTCGACGCTGCCGCCGCGATCGTCGAGCCGCTCGAGGAAGGCCTGCACGTCGACCTCGCCGCCGTCCTTGAACGCCGGCAGGAACTCCAGGTCACGACCAGGCAGCAGATATCGTCCGGCGCTCGCCGTGTCGGAGATCGCCCGCGCCCATGCATCGCGCCGCGAAGTCAATGGCTATTCCATCGCGCCGGTGAATGTCCGCAGCCGTTCCAAGCTCGTATCCGACAGCGACTGCATGCCTAGCGCTGCCGCCAGGGCATCGGCGATGTCCGCAGTTTGCTCGTGCCGTCCCTCGAACTGTGGGAACAGGTATGATTCGAGCGCTGCCAAGACCAGGCGTCCGGGATCGTCATCGAAGCGACGTGCGCGATCGATGAAGCGAATCATGTCGAGCGGGATGGCGGGTCCGACGCGCAGCCCGAGCGGCCCCAAGCCGCTGCCTATCTCCACGGCAAAGATCGCGACCAGGTGCTCGACGACCGCGTCATAGAGCGTGTCGTCGGCCTCCTCCTGAAGCACAGATGCGGCCGTCTCGATGATCGCGCGGTAGTCGTCCTCCGACGGGATAGAGATGTCTATCACCGCGACGCGTCGTGAGAATGCGAACGACATCTGAAACAGGCTCGCCTTGTCGAACGTGTTCATCGTCCCGATCAGTCGCCAGGCGGGATCGAGCCCGTAGACGTGCGTGTCGGCTTGCTGTGAGTTGGCCATGCCGAGCACGACCCGCTGATAGCTACCGTCATCCTGGCGCTTGCGGTAGGGTAGCATGATGCTCTTCCGCTTGCCGCCCAGCAGCGTGAACATCTCGCCGAACGCCTTGTCGATGTCGGCCCGGTTCATCTCGTCGATGATCAGCCACTTGTTCGCCGCCATCGCCTCGGTGAAGACGCCGGGGATGAAGTCGAGTGGCTCGGCGTCGCTGCCCGCCATCGGCACCGGCATGTAGCCACCGATCGTGTGCACCGACGTCCAGTCCGATGTCGCGGTGACGATGTCGTAGGGTTGCGGGATTGAACGGCAGACCGCTTCCGCCAGCTCGGTCTTGCCAACGCCCGGTGCGCCCATCAGTAGGACGTGCTTGCCGGCCGCGAGTGCCGAGACGACCTTCTCGTACGCCACGCGCATCCCGCGCAGATCGCCAAGATCGGGTTCGTCAGGCAGGTTTGCGAACCAGTCGGGCTCGGGATCGATCTCTGGCGCCTCGGGCTCAGGTTCCGCCGCCTCGCCGCCGCCGGCCACGCCTTCGGCGAAGCCATCGCCAGCCGCAGCTGGCGCGGCGGGAAGGTTCTCGCCATAGTAGAGCAGCAGAATGTTTTTGCCGAACTCCCGGATCGGCTCGAGTTCGTCGATCGCCTTGTCGACCGTCTTGATCAGCTCCCCGATATCCTCCTCGATCTTGTCGATGTTCGCCGGCTTCGGGTTAGCCTTGCGGAAAGTGATGTACTGCTCGAACTGCCGCGTAACCGCGCGCACCGAACCCTCGGCTTCGCCGGCCCACCAGATGTCGGCATCGCCCCAGGTCTGATACTTGAAGCCGCGCTCACGCTCGAGCGGGTCGATCAAGTCCTCCAGTCGGTCGCGAACATAGGCGGCAGCGCGACGGGGCTCCGACTGCTGAGCGCGCTCGGCGCCGAGGAAGATGCCGATCATCAGCCTTGGATCGGCGACGCCGACGATCCACAAACGGACGAACACGATGCCGAAAGATTCGTGCTTCTGCACTACATCCTTGGGGTAAATGTCGAGGAAGCGCGATGGCACGCCGGTCGGCAGATCGCGCGATCCTTCTTGCCATGAGAACTCACGCGACAGGTCCAAGCGCTCAAGAAACTGTTCAAGCCCTGCGTTCGCCGTGACTACGCCGCCCCCCATGAACTCTTCAATGAACAATAGCGTCCCCTAAGAATGCTGGCGCCACAGGGGCCATTCTCTGCAAAGAATAGATGTGGATCGGCGCGGGGTCAAACCCGCCGATCGGTGTAACCGAGGCAAATCACCGGGCGGCGGGGGTATACAAACTGCCAGCGATCTGATCCACGATGTGGATGGCCGCGCTGCAGATCGCGCAACTGTCCAACCATGCCGACAAGAGTTTTGCTACAGCCAAGGCTTGGCAGGCGGCTCAAGGCCCTGCAGGGTCTCACCCCTTACGAGTTCATCTGCAAACCTTGGACAAAAGAACCCCAACGCTTCACATCAAACCCGCACCATCAAATTCCGGGAGAACACATCTAGACTTCGACACACTCGGCGTCCATCCCGATCTGGTCAAGGTCGCCAGTGAAGGTGCGCTGTGGGGTGCGCTAGCCTAGCCGATCCGCGCCTTCGCCGTCTTGCGGAACACCACGCTGCCGATACCGGTCAGCGCGAGTACGACGGTCAGGACGTCGGCCTGGGTCAGCCCTTCGGGCAGAATATGTAATGACCTGACCCCCAGCCTTCTCCCAGCTGGTATTAGAGTTTGGCGGTTGATTTGCGCATCAGCGCAGTCGAAGCAATGGGCTGCCAAGCGATGCCTTTAGGGCGCAGTAAAACAGGCCTTTGCATACTCAGTTCAGCGGCGAACGCGGCCAGTGTCGCGTAACATAAGTGACGCCTGTTGTCTGGGGCTACGGCATAGGGCGGAGTTGATGATGGGGCCTGCTCGACAAATGAGTGCTTCTCTCAAACTTTCAACCAGACTCTGAAATAGGTTCAATATATTCAATGGGATATTATGATCCACTAAGTCGGGTCTGGTCGAGAGCTTTGGAGAATATCGGGCCGAAGAGAGCATATTCGCCCCAACACCGCAGATGTGCAGTGGAGAGGTTGTTACCTATAACACTTGAAATGC